TTAGTGAATTTAGTGATATGATAGGTAAACTGTCATACGTCCTTGGTAATTCACATATGGATGCTATTGTACACCATTGTGAGACTACAGGAATGGAAATTGATGTGGCTTCAACTCTGATATCACCTGCATTAAAAGCCAAGATTAGAGAAGAAGCCGAAGATTTGAATTTAATGAAGAAAAGTTCTAAATTGCCATTATAAGGAATTATATTATGTACGATAACAATATATTTCATTTGTTTGCCAAACCAGTATATCATAGAAATATTGGTAGAATATTAACAAAAGAAGAAAATGATTTTATTTTGAAAAACTGTGAGAGAGAAAATACATTTTTTAATTTGGGTAACTATACCAGTAAAGATACTTACATTTTGGAGAATCCAACACTTTCAAAACTGAAGGTAGATATTCAATCAGTAATTGATGATTACATTGAAAACATTATTAATCCCGTTGATAGTTTTAGTTTGTATATCACACAATCTTGGTTGAATGTTGCAGAACCAGGTCGATTCCATAATGTACACACACATGCAAATAGTGTGTTGTCTGGTGTTTTTTATTTTGAAGTAGATGAACATTCAAATTTTACCACCTTTCACAATGACACTTCTTATGAGAATTATGGAATACAACCAAAATATTCAACATACTATAATTCCAGAGAGTATGCTATTGAACTAGATAAAAATGATGTAATTGTTTTTGCTTCAGATATGAGACATTCTGTTCCACCAAATAAATCCGATAAACCAAGAATCAGTTTATCTTTCAATACCTTTATTAAAGGCACTATTGGATCAAAAACTGGACTATCTGAATTGGTCCTATGAGTTTCACGTTTGAGGAAGGGTCGGGCTTTTCAGCCTTTGCTTTATTCAATGCAATCAAATTACATTTCACTTCTGATAGTTATGATTATTTTAAGTATGGCGGTAAAACCAATGTCTCAAAGGATACTTTTGCCAACCGAAAAGACAAGTATACATTCTACCGCCTGTCTAGAAAATACAACCTACAAGACCTAAGGGACTTTTATATCTCCAATTTCCTTGTTAAGGATGTAAATTGGGTTGGTGATATAGCAAATGCTGAAGGTGAAGAAAATTACAAGTTATGGCAAAAAAGAAACCAACGCTTGACATATGAGTTTGAACAAGATATAATCCGTATCTTAGAACAAGCAGATAACCCCGATGAATTGGTAACAGTACCATCCGGTGGTTATCCGGCATTGTTACAAGGCGCAATGCAGAACAGCATTTCAATTGAAACACTGGTGATACTGAATAGTATAATGAATTTCTTTCCAATGTGGTCCAAGAAGATATCGGATGATATTATATGGCCTGCATATCAAAGAAAGTGTTTGAGGTACGAACCATTTCTCCAGTACGATAAAGAAAAGTTCAAAACCATTCTTAAAGAAAGTATCAAAGAATTATGTCAGTGAAAATTTCAAAAATTTACTTAGATATGGATGGCGTAATCTGTGACTTCCATAAACGATACACCGAATTGTTTGGTACATTACCAGAACGTGATGACAAATCAAAAACATTCCACAAAAACTTTGATACATTCATTGAAGTGAGAAGTTTTGCTACATTGGATATGATGCCAGGAGCCATTGCACTTATTCGTTCATTGGAAAATCTTTATGAAGAATATGGTGTTCCAACCGAGATTCTTTCCTCTACGGCATCACCAAAAAGACATGATGAAATTAAATTACAGAAAGAAGAATGGCTCCATAAACATGGAGTTACATTCAAACAAAATTTTGTTCCAGGCAAACAACTGAAATCTCAGTTTGCCGAACATGATGCACTAATTATTGATGATACTGTAAGTGTTATTGATGATTGGCGTAGAGCAGGTGGCCTTGCAATATGGCATAATAATGTGCCGGCCACTCTGGCAATGTTGAAGATTTGGCTTTGACATCGCCTAAATATTGTTATATAATGAATACTGTGGATAATCCGTTAATACTCCGTTATACTAGAAAGGTAATACAATGGTAGATTTTTCAAAAATGAAAAAGAGTTCAGGCAATCTGGACAAACTCAAAACAGCCGTAGAAGCTCTTAACGCTTCATCAGAAGGTGCCTCTGACAAAGAGAAATTCTGGCGTCCCGAAGTTGATAAAGCAGGGAATGGTATGGCAACAATCCGATTCTTACCAGCATCACCAGCCGATGGTGAAGATGGTTTGCCTTGGGTTAAAATCTTTGGCCATGGTTTTCAGGGACCAGGCGGTTGGCTTATTGACAACTGTTTGACAACTAAGAATCAGCAATGTCCTGTGTGTGAACACAATTCTACTTTGTGGAATTCAGGCATTGAAGCTAACAAAGAAATTGTACGCAAACAAAAGCGTAAATTGAATTACATTGCAAACGTGTACATTGTCAGCGATCCAAAACATCCTGAGAATGAAGGTAAAGTAATGTTGTTCAAATTTGGTAAGAAAATCTTTGATAAGATTACCGAAGCAATGAATCCTCAGTTTGAGGATGAACAAGCAATCAATCCATTTGATTTATGGAAAGGTGCTAACTTCAAGTTGAAGATTCGTAAAGTTGAGGGTTACCAAAACTATGACAAGTCTGAGTTTGAATCTGCATCAGCTTTGCTGAATGATGATGATGAACTTGAAAAGGTTTGGAAATCTGAACACGCTTTGTCAGAGTTGGTTGCTGATAAAGAATTCAAGACCTATGATGCGTTGAAAGACCGTCTGGAAAAGGTCCTAGGGTTGAATGGTGAGAAACCTGTCACTCGTACTACTGTCGAACAGATGAAGTCTGCACCTAAGAAACCTGCAGCTGAACCTGATATGGCAATGGCCGATGATGACGATATGGCATACTTTGCCAAGTTGGCACAAGATTAAACAAAAGCTCCTTTCTCAGAACTTTGTTTAGACCCCGCTTATGGCGGGGTTTTTTATTGGTTAAACAACTCTCGTAGAATTCATTATCATTCGTTGGAATGTATCTTCTAAGTTACGAACAGGTGGTAATGGTTGTTTTGAACTAGAAGATTTGCCTGCAACATTTGTACTTGATGAACTTACTGCGTTGGTTGCTGGAGAAGATGTTAAGTCTGCCAACTTTGCATTGTTATTTTCATTTGTTGCATTAACCAATTGCTGACCTGCATTTGGCATTGATTCAGGTAATGCTGTTGGTGTTTTGGTTGTAGGTGATTCAGGAGTTGCTGATGTAGGAGGTGGAGTAGAAGTTGGTGCAGACGGTACTGCAGATGGTGGTGTGGGTGTAACTGGTGTTTCGGATGTTATTTTTTTACCTGAGGCAAAAGCATCAGCTATTGCAAGAGCTTCTGGAGTTGGATCCACATCATTTTTATTATAACCAGGAGTCCACAGATTCTTTTTATAACCTTGTTGCATCAATGATTGATTAAATTTTTCTCTATAAGAGTCACTATTTTTATCAATTTGTTCGCCGCCGCTTTCCATTTTCGCAAGAGCAGCTAAAGATTCTTTGGTATTAGCAACCTTCAATAGACGTTTCATTTTTTCATCGGTAGTTTCTAAATCGCCACCTTCTTGTACTGGTTGTGACTCTACAAGTTTTCTTAATTCTTGTAGATTACCTGCTGCTGCGGCAGAATCTCTTCCTTTCGCTTCATCAATATTCGCTTTAATTAGATAATATATTCCACCAGCAAGTCCTATTGCTCCAAGAGCCACAAGAATTGCCGGATTCATGAATATCATTGATCCCAAACCTCTTACTATTGCCCAAACTTCTTTACTTACACCAAGAATATTCATAAATTTATCAAATAAACTTCCGGTATCTTCCGGTTCTATTTTGCTTGCAGTATCTTTATCAACTTTATTGCCAGTTAACTTAGCAAGTGCCTCTAATAATTTTTTATGGCGTATTGCATCCTCATTCATTTCTTCTTCACGGCGATTATTTTGTAACTCTTGGTGTCTGATATCATCTTCTTGATTTGATTTCATGAAAGTATAGATTTTGTCAAGAATATCAGTTAGTCCAGAATCATCTCCCTCTAATTTTCCAATTTTAGTTGCGGTTTCATATGGTTTAGCACGGCCACCAGTAAAGTTGGCAATATCTGCTTTAGAACGACCAGTCAATCTACCTAATATTGCAGGCGCAACATTAGAACCAAAAGTTAAAAATTTAGCAATATTAAGTGGATCAAATTTTTCTTTGATGCCAGTTATTTTAGCCTTTGTTCTTGTTTTAATATCAAATTTTTCTTTGAAAGCTTCTTTGATAGACTCACCGACACCACCACCCTGTCTAATGTTTGACGTTATTAATCTGCCTAAAGAATAATCTTTATTGCGTATTCTTCTTGCTTCCTGATATGTCATCTTATCAGCCATTTTATTTCCTTTTATTATTCTTTAATTAAAAAGTTTTTTATACCATGGAGGACTATCATCTGCTTTTGTTTGTGGTGTGGATTGGTTTTGTGTTTGTACATTTGTCGTTTGATTATTAATATTTGCTCCAGCGGCTTTATTTCTTTCTGCTTGGTCTTTTAAACTTTGATTTTCTATAGACGCTTGATTTGCTTGATTGCCAGTATTTGGTGTTGGAGGTACAGATAAAGCTTTTTGTTTTTCTTTCAAATTAAGAGCTCTCTGTGCATCCAAAGCATCACCTACAGCTTCTGGTGGATTTAGAGCAAAACCAGTTTTACTATTTTGTGAATAGTAAGATTGACCTTTTTTTACTTCTACTCCTTTATCATTTTTTGTGTCATGTGGTACGCCAATAGAAGCAAACTCTTGAGCCAATTGCATAATAGCTTGGTCTCTAGAAACATTAGGATCACCATCAATATATTTTTTTACCAATTTCCTTTTCGTACCTATTAATCCAGCAGAAAAAAGATAATCTTGTGTATCTTTATTAAGAAATGTTGTTTTGGGATTCAAATTCAATTGTTCAACAATTTGTTTCATTGTTTTTGGAATAATTTGATATCTTCCCATAGCAAGAATTTTATCTGGATCGCCAGAATTTAATGAGCCTCTTCTTAAATATTCTTCTATGGACATTTTGGAGAAATCTATAACTGACTCACCTTTTTCATCAAAATCAGCTGAAACAATCGAATCATAAAGTTTTCCATTTTTATTTTTTTTCTTTATTGTTCCTTTATTATACGCATTATATTCACTATCATCTTTCCATTTGGTTTTCATTCCACCTTTAGGAGAAGAAGTTTTACTCTCATGTGCAACAATATTTTCTGCTAACGGACCAGCAGCCATTGATGCTGATGCGGCAGTAGCTGCAGCAACTCCACCAACAACTTTTATAGCTGTGGTACCAGTAGCCGCTGGAGGTGAAGGCGGAGGTTTCACTGTTTCAGGTACTGGCTTTGTTTGTCCGGCCGGTTTTGCCGTAGGTTCGACTGGTTTTTCTTTAACCTGTTCTGCTGTTTGTTTTTTTCTTTCAGCTTCTTCAGCCAGCCTTTTTTTTTCTTCCTCAGCCAGTCTTTTCTTTTCAGCTTCTTTGGCTTGTTCAGCTAATCTTTTCTTTTCAGCCTCCTTGGCTTCTTTGGCTAATCTTTTCTTTTCTTCTTCAGCTAATCTTTTCTTTTCAGCCTCCTCGGCTTCTTTGGCTAATTTTTTCTTTTCTTCTTCAGCCAGCCTTTTCTTTTCGGCTTCTTTGGATTGTTCAGCTAATTTTTTCTTTTCTTCTTCTTCAGCTTTTCTTTTGGCTTCAGCTTCTGCCTTTTTCTTAGCTTCAGCTTCTGCCTTTTTCTTAGCTTCAGCTTCTGCCTTTTTC